CCATTGCCGACCAATCAAAGGCGCTTTATATCCTGTTGGTTTGAAATCGTGCCATTGCTCAGTTTGTGGGTTAACAATATAAAACGGTAAACCTAAATGCTCACAACTAGATAAATCAACTTGGCTAGGTTGTGGCGATGTGAACGGGTGAGAATGAAACACCCCGACCAATTCCCCCGCGTCTTCTGCTTTCATCCAATCATCGGGTGACAAGCAAAAACCGTCGCTAGGATCATCTGCAATATTTTCACAAGGCCAATATTTCTTTCTACCTTTAACAATGCAAATAAGACCACATACTTCTTTTGTGTTTGTTTCTTTTGCGTGAATTAATGCTGATTTTTTCCAGTCCATAATTAAATAAAAGTACCAACACCGGGGAAATCTGTCCGGGTCACTTGCCGTAAAGGAACACGAACATTAACGAGATCAAAAGCAGCGCAACACTCCCATTCAACGATGTCTCTGTTCTCTGTGGTTTTACGATCTAAAAAATATTCCTCATTCGGGAAACTGGCAGAACTATCTGGCGTTCCGTATGGATTGGTACCACCTGAGAAGTTAGCCGCATCGATATATCTAGCTAGTGTTCTGATCCTTGTTAATTTTGCCCCGTTTAAATCATTCCCCGCCGTTGTAGCGTTAACGGTTGATATATAGCTAGTAATCGTTCCGAGAATATTTGAAATCCTAAGTCGTGGTCTTGGTAAAGTACCTTTTCCAGAATATGCAAACCCATCACATTCCACGGGGAAACGTTGATAAGCATTACCAGCCCAAACGACTTCACCATTTGCGTTCATATTGGCGCCGTTATGGAAACGGTAAACAGTAGAAGCACCGTGAAGCGTACTATCAAGCGTTAACGTAAATAGCTCTATTACAGAACTAGGATTAATTTTTTGTAGTTCACTTACAGGTATTGCCATTAGGGTTCAAACACCTCCTCGAATTTTGCATTAATTGTTGTGCGTCCATATCGCGGTATATTGGTTGACCATGAACGACAAATGAACTTTCCGGCGCTACCTCTCGGCGGTGTCCAATCGAATGATTCTGTCCCTGATCTTGCTTCTAAGAATGTGATGATATTGTCTCGTTCTGTATCGTCTCTATTAGCAAAGGTTAAAGACCAGTTTTTAGGATCACGATTAAGGCCGAATTGAATCCTTTGTTGATAGCCTTCACCGAAGACAGTAGTGCGGACTATTGGAGCACTTTGTTCAGTTGCAGGGAAACTAGGGGTATAAGAGAAAGTAGCCATAATTAAGCAGGGTTAAGGATTCCTCCGGGTCTTGACTGTTGAACCAGTTCCGACTGAACGGCTGCCGCGATTAATTGACCTAATGCTCTTCCTTGTTGCTCATTACCTTGCACTTCTGTTCCTGACGCATCAACATTAACAACAACATTCGTCCCGCCTAATTTATTATTCGGTGTAATTGTTCCGCTTGTTCTTGGTGTGAATATTTCCATTCCACGCTCACCAACTAGATAAGAAGTTCCAGCACTTACAGGGCCGCCGGTTGCTCTACCTGCAACCCTATTGCTAAAGGTTGTTGGTGCTTTTGGGCCGGGGAACAAACTACCAATAAAGCTACTTAACGGGCCTGTTATTGATTGCTGTATTTGAATACGGATCATGTCTTTAATAATGCTATTTGCTAAATTTCTAAAATTTAATTTACCGGTCATCACAAAATTTACTAAGGCGTCTTCCATCCCTTTGATCCCTTTAACGACTACATCAGCCATAGATTCTTGAACGGACTTAATTGAATCTTTAAAATCATCTAACTTGTTTTTCATATGAGAACCAAAAGTTTTTTCAAGTGAATCGCCTGTTTCGTCGGAAGTTAGTTTTAAACCCTCTAGAGTTCCTTTAGCTTCTTTTAACGAGCTATCAAATTTTTCAACCTCAGGAATAATTGTTTTAAAGACCCCTACTTGCTTAATTGTTTCAGCTTCTACTAATTTCGTAAACTCCTCATTTTTCATACCTCTAAATACATCCTGATAATTTTCAGGGTTTCGACTTGTTCCAATTAATGGATCACCCTCCTCAAAGAAAACGGGTTGCTTTGTAAGACTAAAAATTTTATTTCTTTTAAAATCCCCTTCTTTTATTACCATTTCTTCTTTAAATCTTTTCAAGGCATTTTTCTCTGCCTCATCTCTTATTCGCGCCCTAATGGAAGCAAATTCATCACCCGTTTTAATTCTGATTGCTGCTAAATTTCTTTGATTTGCAAAAAGTTGATCAAGCCAATTAAAGATATTTTTCAAGTTATTAATCAACCATGTAAAAAGAGGCTCTAAAGCAATTTTTGTATTTTTAGCAAAAACCTCCATATCGTCATCTAAGACTTTTAACCCCTTTGTGACTTCCGTAAACACTTCAGAAGCCGCATTAACTAATGGCTCCATAAATGGAGCGCTCGCCCCGCCTAATGCCTCGTTAAAATCTCTAACCTTTTGTCCTAACGAATCAAATGAACCCGCTAGACCTTCCGCTGCTGCCCTTGCTGCGCCCTTATAACTACCCTCAACAATTCTAAGAATTTCGGCTTGTGCTTCCATTTCTTGCCCTGATTCATGCAAGGCTAAAATCATTTCTCTTTGTTGTTCCGTGAATATCACACCTGAACGAGCTAACGCCGTTAAACCTCTTGTTGGATCACTTAAAGCTTTTGCTAATTGCAAGAAAGAACTTTTTAAATCAACTTGGTTTATCTGTGCTAAATCTGCCGCTGTTTCTGCTACTCGGCTATAAGAATCAATACCAATATTTTTGAAACTGGTTAACAATGAAAAACCTTTTTGAAATGCCTTCTCATCAAATAAAGTTTCAAAACCTAATTCATCAGCAATACCTCTCAAAGCCTTTGCTGCTTTTGGTGCATCTGTGCTAACCCTTTTCAATCCATTGGCTAACGTTGCAAAGTCTGCCTCCCTTTCTGCTACAACTTGAAAGCTTGTTTGAAATGTTTTAAATATTGCGGCGATTCCAGCTATTGCAGTTAAAGGGCCAAGTAATCCCCTAAAGGCTCCCGCTAAATTTTTCGCGCTACCTTGTAGCCCCTGCATTGAATTGCCAAGGCGTTTTATATTTTGCTGTCCTTTTACCTTTGCATTAATGGTAATTCCGTAATTACCGCCACCTGATCCGGGTATTCCTCTAGGCATTATTTTTTACCCTCTTTATTCAAAAGGTTCATAACCGTTACTTCTAAAACTTGAAGATCTTCAAACACGGAAGGCAAATCTTCTATTGCATATAGTTTAGCTGTTTCTATTACGGATGAATAGCAAAGGCCACAAAGATTACCAAGGCCGCCGATTCTCCATTGCGTTTGAACTTTTAAAAATAAATCAATTGCCGCCCAATTTTCTTTAAACACTAAAAAATCTTCTTCCGGCTCAATTTCAGGAATAACAATCCCCAACACCTCTGCGTCTTTCTGCGTTTCATCAATTACGCCACCGCGACAGTAGTACTCAGCGGCGTCTATTAGTTTTTTCTTTTTACTCCGGCTAAGGAATCAAAAAACGCTTTAGAAATATCAGTTGCAAGCATTGGAACATCTATGACCTGCTGTAAAGCTATTTGTGAATACTTAATAGGATTTCCATCTTCATCGTTAATACCATCCCAACCTAAAAGAACTTCATTTAATAAATCGGCTTCTGTGATTTCATTGTTTTGAATTTGTTCTCCCATTTCACGAATACGCGTTTGAGTTACCCTTTTAAATTCAGCGTCAAAAGTATGTTTTTCATGTTTTCCACCATCAACCGGCATATTATGAATTACCGGCCATTTATAAGAAGAATCGTCTTTCTTCAATACAAAAGCCATTTGTTTTGCTACGTTTAAGTATCAATGTAAGCCTAGCTTAGTTTTTTAGCAATTAATTAAATGTATGCAATCGAAATTTCATTGTTGCCTGCGCTTGTAGGTGTTGCTGTAAATGGTAAAGAAAGCATTTGAACGCCGTCTGAATCTTCATAAGTTGGCTGCCCTAAGTCAGTTTGTGGACAACTAATGGTAACTTTATTTCCGGCGGTTGTTCCATGTAAGAAAGTATTCGTTCCGGTTGAACTTCCTGTTGCATCTGTGAAGAAGTTATGAGCCGATAAAGCCACCGCTTCTACAGTTGCACTACCGCTAGGCTTTCTATCTGTAATCATTACCTCCTGAGTACCGCCGACTAATTGACGAACAACGGTGTCATTATTCATATCAAATGACCATGATTGCAACGCGCCAGCATATCCAAAGAGTGAAAAGGCGCTTGTATTACCTGTTTTAAATAACAAAGGCTTAGTAGCGTTATAAGTACAAGTAGGAGCCGTTGTGTCTGTTGGAGCGTTATAGATCCCCGTCATGGAGAATGAAATTACTGGGATTTGATTAAGCTCGCAATTTATTGAAAAAGTACCGCGGCAACCTGTGACCTTATGCCGTACACCGTCAATATTGCAATAAATACAACATGAGCCAAAAGAAGTACTAACAGGGGCGTAAGTATTACTTGTTGAACTAACTGTTGTAACCGCTAAGCCACAAGCCTTTAAGAGTGGGTTATAAGCTGGTTCAGTTCCGGCTGCGCCACTTCCAACCATTTCGACGTCACAAGTAACATTGACTCTTGTATTACTTAAAAGTGTTTCGTAATTGCCGAGATAACCGCGAATCAAATCTCTGCTGACCTCATCGGACTGAACAGGTTCAATATTTAAGTCGCGAACGAGGATCGCATTGCTTCCGCCAGTTGGTGTAGGGTCGGATCCGTAACTACTTTCAGTTTTTACGAGTAGCGTTCTTTTTCTAGTTAGCTTTGGCACGACACAACAAGATCAACAATATGTAAACATCATAATTCAATTCTTGCT